TTGGCCGCAATGACCCTGCGAGCGGTCAAGTCATACATGAGGTGACTGTACCGAGGCTTGCAATCCCTTTGTGACTGGTTCATGATCCATCCATGGATCAGCGGACCCAAGAACCCCCCGTGCTCCGCGAGGTGAGAGCCGCGCTGATGGCGTGCCGCGGCCGGTGGCGCGCGATCGCGGCGGAGACGGAGGTGCCCTACAGCACGATCGCCAAGGTGGCCTACGGGCACACCAGCGATCCAGGCATCCGAACGGTCGACGCCCTGCGGGGCTATTTCGGCATCCGGGTGCGGTAGTGGAACGCGCCATCGTGGGCGAAGCATCAACCGATCCGCGCATACGCGCACGCAAGATTTCCGCGTTGGTCATGCGCAAGGTGCATGACGGTGCAAGCCAGGAGGCGATCGCCGCGGCGATGGGCGTGAACCCGTCGACCGTGTCTCGGCTGTTGTCCGAGCACCTGGACAAGCTGGCGCTGGTGATGGCGCACGCAGGGGTCAAGGCGGTCCCGGTCGAAGCTGCCTGCTTCGACCCCGAGTACGTGCGTGCGCTGCAGGTGCTGGCAGGCCGAGCGGTCATCGCGCAGCAGTTGCCGACCCTGGACTGGGAGGATTGATGGCCAGACGCAACCGGGGCGACTACCCCGACCCGCTCGAGCGGGTATCGACCGTGATGCCCGGCTCCCCGATCTACGAGGTCCGTACCGGTGGATACACCGTCGAGTGGACCGACAGCCTGCCGGAAGCGCTTGCGGCCTGGCTCGCCACGCGGCGCGCAGACCGCGAGGTCTGGCGCCTGGTGAACGGCAAGAAGACGCTGATCGACATCCGCGCTGCCGCGACGCCCAAGCAGCCGGAGGACGCGCGGTGACGATGCGCAAGGAGATCGCGCGTTGGCGGTCGGTCTTGCTGGCGATGCCCGGCATGACGGCCGAGCAGAAAGCGGCGCACAAGCGGCGCGATGCGCTGAAGTTCTTCAAGCGGCAGATGGACGATACGAAATGGCGCCGCATCGAAAACGGCGGGGCCGGCACGCTGACGCGATCCTGGATTGTCGGCGTGACGCCGGCGCAGCGCGACGCGCATTTGCGGCTCGCCGCCCTGCCGAAGATCACGCACTGGCGCCGGGTGAAGACGGTCGACAGATCGGCCGCGGCCGAGAAGGCGCGGCGAACGATCCGGGAGGCCGGCATCGACACTCGCGGCGCCGGCATCGAGCTCCCGAACAGCAACGCGGTGCAGGAGCGCGTCGAGATCGCGCGCAAGGTGGCGCGCGATCGCAGGAAGGCCGAGCTTGCGCGGGAGAAGGAGCGCCGCCGTCGCAATTCCCTGCGCGACGCGCAGCGCGAGGCGCGCATCGCGGCCGGTCTTGAGGAGCCCGCATGACGACAGGCGCCTACTTCGACGAGCGCATCGCGGCGCGCGAGAGGCTGGTCTGGCAACTCGCTGGGGCGCAAGACTCGAACAGGCCCAACTACGAGTTGTTCGACCGGCTGAATCGCGAATTCGAGCGCGACTTCCCGGTCGTGGCGCCGCAGGACCGCGCGCGGTTCATGTCGGCATTGCGCAGGGCGACATCGACATGAGCGAACAGCTGCAGATCGACTGGGCCGCGCCAACCGGGCGCGAGCTCATGGAGCGGGCACTTGCCCAGGTGCAGGAAGGGCAGGAGCCCTGGATCGCACAGGCGATGGCCTTGCTGCGGAAGTACCTGGCGCACTACGCCGTCTCGGAGTTCAAGGTCGAAAGCTTCCGCACGTTCGCGGTCGCGTGCGGCCTGCCGGCGCCGCGATCGCACCACGCATGGGGCGCGCTGCCGCGCCTGGCGGTGCGCGACGGGCTGATCGAGTGGACCGGGCGCTTCGAGCCTGCAACGAGCGTGCGAACGCACGGCCACCCGGTCCGGGTGTATCGCGTCAAGGCCCGCTGATGCCTGCCCGCCTGCTGCGCGAAGGGATCCTGACCAGCGAGGCCGTCGACAGCCTCTCGGTCCATGCCGAGCTCCTGTACCGGCGGCTGATGAGCGTCGTCGACGATTTCGGGCTGTTCCACGGCAACCCGAAGCTGATCCGCGCCGCCTGCTACCCCCTGCGGCTCGACCAGGTGTCCGATGAGGACATCGTCCGCTGGCTGGACGAGTGCGTCGCCGCCGGCCTCCTGGCCCGCTCGACGTTCGAGGGCAAGGCGGTCGTCGCCATCCTGCGCTTCGGCCAGCAGCAGCGGTCCAGCGCCTCGAAGTACCTCCCCAAGGCCGACGCGGCCGGCATCCAGTCGTTCCTGCGCCTTGTCCACGGAACCCCGACAGCCCCCACCGACCCAACACCACTGCCCACCCATCCGTTAACAGGTGCTAACGGGCCGTTAGCAGATGCGAAGCACCCGATGACGACTGCCCACCTAGTCGGAGTCGAAGTCGGAGTCGAAGTCGGAGTCGAAGGCGTAGACGGAGTCGGAGGCGGAGTCGTCATCACGCGTGCGCACGCGCACGCGAGGATGATTGCCCCGGTTCCGACTACGTGGGCGGACTGGGCGTCCTGGTGGAAGCAGGAGCGCGGGATCGAGACGACGGTCCGGGACCGCAAGTCGTTCGTCCCCATGGCCGAGCGGTGGATCGCTGCCGGCGTCACGACGGACCAGATGCGCGAGGCGCTGTTGCACGCCGAGTCGGCGACGACTGCGCCGATCGCCTACCTGCCCGCCTACGTCGATCGGGTGCTGGCGCAGACGCAGCGCCCGCCGGATCCCCGAGACGCCCAGATCGGGGAATTCCTTGGCGCACTCACCGGCGGGCTGGCCGGCACCCCCAGACCTCAACCGGAGGCGTTCGATGTCGAACCCGCACGACCCGCTCCGCGGCGAATTGGCTGACCGAGCCGTGGAACGCCTGTTCGCCAGGTTCTCGGCCATGTACGGCGATGCCGCCATGCACCGCATGTGGGGCCAGCAGGACCCGGCCGCGGTCCAGCGCATCTGGGCGGCTGCGGTCGCTCGCATCGGCCTGCAGCGCATCGCGGCCGGGCTGCGCCACCTCGAGGACACCGGCTCGACGTTCCCGCCCGCGCTGGGCGAGTTCGTCGGCGCCTGCAAGGCCGCCACCGTCCCGCCCGAGCACCGCCCGCTCGCGATCCCGCACTCGCGCACGCCAGAGGAGATCGCCGCGGGCCGAGAGCTCGCCGAGCGCATTGCAACCCAGGTGCGCGCCACGCCCGTGGCCAGGGACCCGTCTGCATGGGCGCGCCGCATTCTGCAGCGTCACGCCGACGGCGACACGACGCTGTCCCACGCCGCCATCGCGACCGCGAAGGCCGCGCTCGAGGCGCTGCGCGTGGCGGCCCAGGAGGGCGCAGCGTGACATCCGCACCGTCGTCCCTCGCTGCCCCCCAGCACGACTGCTCGAAGTGCCGGCACTCGGCCCTTCGCCCCTACGGCACCGGCGAGTTGCTCATGTGCGAGGAACCCTCGACGCTCGCCGCGTTCGACCGCTCGCGCGTCGCGGCAAGCAACGCATGGTGGAACTGGTGCGGCGGCAAGCGGTGGGAGAAGCTGGCGTGATCTACGGCAGCGTCTGCTCGGGCATCGAAGCCGCGACCGCCGCGTGGCACCCACTCGGGTGGCGACCGGCGTTCTTCGCCGAGATCGACCCGTTTCCGCGCGCGGTGCTTGCGCACCACTACCCCGACGTGCCGTTGCACGGCGACTTCACCACGATCCAGCAGGGCGACTATGCAGCTATCGATCTTCTCGTCGGCGGAACACCCTGCCAGTCCTTCAGCGTCGCAGGACTCCGAGGCGGCATGGCTGACGAGCGCGGCAACCTGGCGCTCGAGTATCTCCGCCTGGCTGATCGCCTGCGGCCCCGTTGGCTGGTATGGGAGAACGTCCCCGGTGTCCTGTCCTCGTCAGCAGGACGGGACTTTGGTTCCTTCGTCGGAGGGCTGGCAGAACTCGGGTATGGGTGGGCCTACCGAGTCCTGGACGCTCAGTACGTCCGAACACGTCGGTTTCCGGGCGCTGTCCCGCAGCGACGACGCCGTGTGTTCGTTGTCGGACATCTTGGAGACTGGCGACGTGCCGCAGCGGTACTTCTTGAGCGAGAGAGCCTGTCGGGGCATCCTGCGCCGCGCCGCGAATCGCGGCAAGGAACTGCCGCCCGCGCTGTGCGAGGCGCTGCTCTCGGCGTCGACCTGCACGACGCCGCCGACACCGGGGAGATGAGCTGCACACTCGATACCGGCATGGCGCGCGGCAATCGCGGCCTGGGCGTGATAGCGCCCGATGTCGCGCGTTGCGTCTTAACGGGCGAGGGCTCGTCGCAGGACTACGAGTCGACGACGATGGTCGCGCACGCGCTTCGCGGCGAGGGGTTCGACGCGAGCGAGGACGGCACCGGGCGCGGTACGCCGCTGGTTCCCATCGCGTTCCACCCGACGCAGGAACCCATCTCGAGCGTCGGCGTCGTCCACGCGCTCGGCACGGGGTCGTCAGGCGGGTGCGCGTCGGCTGCGGTGGCGTTCGACGCTGCGCCGACTCTGACATCGGCGAACAACCCTAGCCGCAGTCCGCAAAGCGCAGAAGTCACGATGCAAGTCGCTGCTGTGCATCGGGCGTCGATGCAGGTGCGTCGCCTGACGCCGCGCGAGTGCGAGCGGTTGATGGGGTTCGGCGATTACTACACGCTCGTGCCGTATCGCGGCAAGCCGGCGGCGGACGGTCCGCGCTACAAGGCGCTCGGCAACAGCATGGCGGTCAACGTCATGGACTGGATCGGGCAGCGCATCGCGACGGTCGAGGAATTGGGCGATGAATGAACTGCCGAAACTCAAGCGCGGCCTCGCCCTCGTCGACCCTGCTCGTCGCCGAGAAATCGCGGCTTCCGGCGGGCGTGCCGTCGCGCCCGAGAACCGCACGTTCTCTCGCGACCGCCGCGCAGCCATGGCCAGCGGGCGCAACGGCGGACTCAAGAGCGGCGCGGTGCGGCGCGCCAAGGATGGCCGCGATGCTTGATCGCGAGGACAAGCACCAGGCCGCGCTGTTCCAGTGGGCTCGCGTCGCAATGCGCGCGCACCCCGAGCTCGCGCTACTGCTGCACGTCGCGAACGGCGGCTACCGCCGCAAGGCCGAGGCCAGGATCCTCGCCGGCATGGGCGTCAAGCACGGCGTCCCAGACCTGTGCCTGCCCGTCGCCCGCCACGGATTCGGCGCGCTGTGGATCGAGCTCAAGCGCCAGGGAACGCACAAACTCAGCGACCACCAGGTGTGGTGGCTTGCACAGCTGAACGCGCATGGACACAAGGCCGTCGTCGCGATCGGCTGGGAACAGGCACGCGATCAATTGCTCGAGTACCTAGGGAGGATCGAATGACGAAACGGCCGAAAGCATCGAAGACGACCAGGAAGCGACCGGCATCGAAGCCGAGAAGACGCGCGCGTGGCGCGATCACGAAATGTGGCGCCTCGGCCCGTACCTCCTCGCGACCGCCAATGATGGGCGCTTGTGCGCGCTCCCAGGCGGCTACCTCGTGACCCACGACGTCGTGAGCCGGATCGCGTGGCGAAACGGTTGGGAGTTGCGACGCCCATTCATCGACCGCAAGCAGTACATCCAGGCCGGAAAGTGACCCGCACCCGTCCCCCGGTCGATGCCTACGACTCGCCTACGGATGGCAGCGCATTGGACGTCAGGCTGTCAGAACTTTTAAACGCCTGGGCGGTCTGGATGCACACG